ATTCAACAATGAGATCAGACGTTGAAGCAGTTATTGATGATGATGTGGCGAATCAGAAAGCCGAGTATGCTCCAATGTCAGCTGCTGCACGTATTATTAACTTTGTCAATTCTAAACCCTACAGTGCCAATATGGCCGCTGTTGAGGACAAAGGGAAAGTGTCGTGTAATATCAAGGTTTATGCAGCTAGCACAAATGTCCCCACTTTGGAAGCATATAAAACATCGAATAATCCAGCTTCAGTTTTATGTCGTTTTTCGTATTTGGTAGAAATTAAGGTCAAACCACAATTTGTTCGTTTCGTCCCGGGCAATGACACCAGTGTTCAATTAGACGACAAAAAGGTCTACGCCTTTATGGAAGCTAACGGATTTACTGAACCATGCGATCGTGATGTATGGGATATTACTGTTTTAACGCCTTTTGTTGTTCCCGGACAGCGCGGTCAGCCTGATTCTGTTGGTTACCACGTCGCCGAATACGAGGGCAAGCCGATGAAGGATATCTCTTACAAAACCTGGTTGCGATTTCTTGGTGAAAATTCCCGTCAATATTTTAAGGGACAAAAGAAAATTTACATGGACAGTCTCAATGTTGCGCAATCGTTTAAGACCTGTGTGCACGGTTCGCCTATGTTTTTATCGTGCTCAGAGTGTGGTGACGTTCGAATTCCCAAGGGCGAGAAAGCACCCTCTTTCTGTGAGACAATAGATTCTGTTCCGATTGATAGTGTTGTCTCTTCGATTACTGAGGTGCCATTGGACTCCCAAGCTGGTATAATGGGAGCCACCCTTGGTTGGTTTTTACGGTCGTGGTTTAATTCCGGTTTGAAGTACGCGAAAGACACTTTTGTTGGTGAGTTTCGTATGTTAGAAACTGAAGCTACTCATGTGTTGTACCACTATCGGAAAAGATGGCGTGACACTATTTTCCATACGTGGACCGATTGGATTCCTGATAAGTGCGTAGATACGTATTTTGGTCGTTATATGATCAGACGTGCCGTACTTTGCCAAAACCATCGTCGCGTTGTTTGGCTTCGGAATCTCTGTCTTTTTCTGTTTTGTGCACTAGTTGCAGATTGTATACTGAATGGCTTTGCCTGGTGGGATTTTGCTCTAGTACTCATGTTGATATCAACATATAAGAGCATAATTCTTGGTTGGGATCGCCGTTTGGAAGCGGAGCTTTTGTCCCGCCGTGATGACTTGGGACCGATGGCCAAAGCCGTTAGAGAAAAATATGCTATGAAATCTCTAGCCTTTGTGGGTGCCATTGGTTTGACATATGGTGGTTTTTTGGTTTTGCGAGAAGCCCTTCGGGCTGGTCGCCGCATAATGGGCGGTAGAATTTATACCCCCTTTGGAACCACCTATGATAACCACACTCCAACAACTCACAAGGTTGTCAATTCGCGAGGTGCCCCTCTGTTCCAGTTCAATTGGGGACACGAGGAAGACACCCCAACTTTTGTCAATCAAGGTAATTTGCAACCAACGACCAAGGAAGAAGTAGCCTCCCGAGCAAGTGAGTCCAATGTTTGGAAGGTATCTGCACCAATTTCGTCTTTTGTGAATCACAAAGTTGCTACCAGTACTTTTGGTCATATTTCTGAAAAGATTATGGCCCAAACCGTCCATTTTTCCGTACTGGAAGGTGACAATTGGAAGGTATCCAATGGCATTGCCATTAAATCTAGAGTACTCCTCGTTCCTTTTCACATGCTGTGTGAGAAGACCACTGAACAGGGTACCCATGGCAAGCAATTGGACTCATTCAAGTATCGTATTATTCGCTATGACACCAGACATGTAGGCAGTGAGTTTCATAATACGGCCTACAAAAAGGACATTGTTCACATTGCTGGTACTGATTTTGCCCTTGTTTATTTGCCTTCTCTTGGAGATAAGAAAGATTTGACAGATTTGGTTGTCACCACTGATTATCGTGGTCAGGTTGGACTTCTTTATCGGGATAGTCATGGTATTGAGCATGTTTATGATGCTGTAACTGAGTTTCGAAGTATGGTCCAACACAAGGATGCACCTGCGTTCTTAGGAGGACGGTCTTTTGTTCAACAAGGAACCTTCAATGGACTTTGCATGGGAACTTACATTTCTAAGGGCAAGTCACCATATGTTGTTGGTTTCCATCTTGGTGGTCGTTCAGGTTACCCTGAGGGCATGTTTGGTTGTTTGTACGCTGATCAACTAAAGCAGGCTCTCACCACACTCCACAAGCAAGTTGATGATACTTGTAGTGTTCAAAGTGGAGCTTTGCCCAGTACCATTATGGGCGGTTGCGTTGTTACTACGCCGGAAATACATCCGAAATGTAGCACAAACTTTGTTGAGGACTTATGTCATGTGGATGTATTAGGTTCATGTGTGGGGAAATCCACGTTTAGACCAAAAATTCAAAAGTCCTTAATTTCCGACGCCATCAAGGATGAGTTTGGTGTCGATTCGATCTGGGGTAATCCATCCACGCATCCCTGGAAGCACGAACGCAATTTTTTACTAGCTAGTGGCAACGCTGCCAAACGCATGAATCCTGAAGCTCTGCATTGGAGCGCTAAGGACTGGTCCAGCGGTGTTATCGGTTGGTGCCATCGTACTCGGACGCGCTTTCGGAAGCTCACAGTAATCGAATCAGTTTCTGGGCGCGACGGTGACCGCTGGATTGATGCCATGAATAAAAGCACTTCGGTCGGTTTTCCTTTGACTGGCTCTAAGCGTAACTTTCTAAAGAAATTGGATCCCTTGGATTGGCCTGAGTGGTCTGATCCCTATACCATGGGTCCTGAGTTACAAGAGGAGTATGATCGAATCATTGCTTGCTATCGTAAAAGAGAACGAGCGTACCCAGTTTTCAAGAGTTGTCCAAAAAATGAAGCTTTAAAGTTGAGTAAAGACAAGAAACGCTTGTTCCAAGTTGCACCCACTGCATTCCAAGTTATAGTTCGTCAATATTTCTTGGAACTAGCAAAGATATTATCGCTCTGTCCCTTAATTTCTGAATGCTCAGTTGGTATAAATGCTATGGGGGACGAATGGGAGCAAATGATTTCCCATTTAGAACAATTACCTAAGCAGAATTGCATTGCTGGAGATTACAAAAACTGGGATCAAATGCTCAGCCCTGATGTTACACGTCGAGCTTGGTTATGTCTTATTGATATCGCAAAGGAAATTGGTGCCACGAATGACGATGTTGCCATTATGGAGTGCATTGTTAGTGATATGGTCAATCCCGTTTTAGCTTTTGATGGTACGCTTATCCAACTTCATGCAGGAAACCCAAGTGGACAAAACTTGACAGCTCACATTAATTGTGTCGCTAATAGTTTATTATTGCGCTGCGTTTGGTTTCTAGGGAGGGATAATCCCGCTCCCTTCAGGTCCTGTGTCCATTTACAAGTCTATGGTGATGACAATTTGGCCACAACATCAGACCCCTCGTTCAATATGACACAGATTGGTGAAATATTGGGGTCATATGGGTATGTTTACACAGATGCCTATAAGAACGCCACAACCGTTCCGTTTGTCAACTTAGATGATGCTGAATATTTGAAGAGGCACTCAGTTTACCACCCAGCATTGGGTCGAAGATTGGGTGCATTGTCCAAGGATTCTATTTTCAAATGCCTTCATTGTTATGATGCGGATTCTAAGATCAGCAAGATGGAACATGCCGATGCCGTTTTGCAATCAGCAAGCTTAGAGTTCTTCCTATTGGGAGAACAGGAATATGAGTCAGCTCGCTCCAAGTTGCAAAATGTAGCATCCCGGGTCTCCTTAGTCTCTCCCGTCCTTCTTAAAGACTATAACCAGCGTGTAGATGAATGGCACGCAACCTATTCCCCTAAAATGTAGGTTGACCAGAATAGAGAGTAATTCTAGGCGCATTTTAGGGACGACGAGCTGTGACACTCTTAGACAGCAGGTTTTGGAAAGTTTGGGTTGGCTTTTCAGAAATACCCGAAGACCTGGTTCTTGTTTAAAATCATATTCGTTGAGTGAACCTCAGCAAACAAATCATGGTGTAGTCCACACCTTAAATGGATTAGAGTCGGATGACTCGACATTGTCCCTTATGGACGCTCAAAGTGGTTCCGTGCCGGTGTCAACTGGTAGTCTATCAAGTGTTGAATGGCATCAAACAACACAGTTTTCTGATGGATCACCAGGTGATATCGTTGGAATGGAATCATCTTTGGGTGCCTCTACCATAGGTGGCGATGCAGAGCAATTATCATTGGCCGATTTCTTTCGCCGTCCAGTGTTAATTTCTACGATTAGTTGGACATATGATAGTGTGGCCTTTGGCCAAACTATAAACCCTTGGGACTTGTTTTTTAATTCCCCAACGGTTCAAAACCGTATTAACAACTACTATCGTTTGAGGGCAACACTTAAGGTCAAGATTCTCATCACCGGAAATGGTTTTTATTCCGGTAGAATGCTTGTTTCTTATTTACCGTTGTTCCAGTCAGACCAGATTACTAGGCATCGCGCTATAATTCCTCAAGACCGTATAGAGGCAACTAAACGCATGCACTGTTTTCTGGATCCAACTACATCCACAGGAGCTGAATTGCATCTACCCTTTTTCTGGCCCCAGGAAGCCATTGATATCACTAATCAAGAGTACATTTCTATGGGTACTCTGGATTTTTGGGACTTGAATGGGTTACGTCATGCTAACGGGAGTACCGATCCGGTTACTATATCCGTTTTTGCCTGGTCTGATGACGTAGAACTATCTATACCCACGAGTACTGATATCATTTCTTTAGTTCCACAAGCTGGCACGGAACCAGTGAAGAAGAAGAAAAACAAAGATGCCATGACCAAGAAACCGCCACCAGCAAAAGATGAATATGCCACTGGAGTTATATCCAGACCGGCTTCTATTGTGGCGCACATTGCAGGAAAATTGACCAGTGTGCCCATGATAGCACCTTATGCACGTGCTACGCAAGTAGCGGCTTCTGCCACTAGTTCTATAGCTACACTGTTTGGTTACAGCAAGCCTATAGAACTATCTCCGCGGATGTACGTGAAGCAGAGCAATGCTTCAAATCAACCCAATTCCGATGGACATTGCCTAGTTACCAAATTGGCTTTGGATTCCAAGCAGGAGACAACCATTGATACAAGAGTTATGGGCTTGGCTGGCCACGATGAAATGATGTTAAAGGAAGTTACAAACCGTTTCACTTGGCTGACAGCTTGCCCATGGAAAGCTAGTTTTATTTCCGGGTCTAACTTGTTCAGCACCCAGGTTCATCCAGGCATGTACGACAAATTGCTGGTTGAACCTCTAGAGGAATTTCATTTAACCTCTGTTGCTGAGATCAATGAACTTTTTTCCCAATGGCGCGGTACTATGCGCTTTCGGATTCAAGTTGTTGCTTCTGCTTATCACCGGGGTCGATTACGTGTTTCATGGGACCCCAAGCCTTCAACAACAGCTATCACTCAGCTTAACACTCAGTACAATTTTATAGTGGATATAGCAGAAGAATGAGATTTTGTTGTTGAGGTGGGTTGGGGAGCAAAATTGGGTATGTTACGGTGCTACCCGATTGCTTCTTGGCCTGTTCCTTTTGAAACTATTTCAGATTTGGGAGTACCGGCTTCAAATGTACCCCCAGGTTATGATAGTATTCATTCTAATGGTGCTCTTACGATAAGCATTTTTGATACGTTGACGCTTCCACAAGCTAATACAGATCCTGTCTTTGTGAACGTGTTTGTTGCTGGCGGTGAGGATTTAGAATTTGCCGCGCCAGCAACTCGTGAATTAAACACTTTCACAATATTTGAGCCTCAATCCGGTTTGGAAAGCCCGGATATGGCTCATAGTACTACAGACAGTGCACCTTTAGAAACCCCCTGTGTGGCGTCATTCGCCACCCCCCCTGGTGATGTAGAGTCAGCTTTACTAACATATTCTGGAGAGGCTGTTTCCAGTTTACGAACGTTGTTAAAACGAACGTGCTGGCACAGTTTTCTCTGGGATACTTCTCCGGGGACAATTGCTGGCACTGTTGCCGGCCGACGCGCTTGGACTTTTCCAACTTATCCAACGCATCATGGCAAGGATCCATTGTCACCCACAATTTCGACAATGGGGCCCTATAGCTATTCCAATTTTATTCCACTTCAATGGGCAATGCTTATGTATACTGGATACCGTGGAGGTATTCGTGTTCATGCAATGCGCACATTTCCAGATTCTGGACAATGTCATTATTTGTCAAGAACGGATGATTTTGAGGCGGGATATGCCCTGGAGGAAGTTCAGCTTCCATCCAACACCAATTCCAACTTGCAAGCTCTATGGATGACTTCAAGTGACACCTCTCCTCGTGGTATGGAATTAGTAAATTCGGGACAACAATCTGTAATTGAGGTTGAAATTCCGTTTTACAACAAGAGGAGATTTCTGTACACCAAGAGGCGTGACCAATATGACACGAATCCCAACAATGAATACAAGTACGCAGAGTATGGCATTGTTGGGCGTCGATCAAATTTGTCGTCTGGCGCTCTTATTGGTTTTTCTGTCGGTGAAGATTTTCAACTAGGATTCTACACCGGTTTGCCCGTGCTTTTCTTACGAGAAGTACCCCCCCCCTAGTTGTGACTTTTTATTAGGCCTGGTGGCGATTGCCAGGCTGAGGGTTTTTCAAATGAAAAATCCTGGGCACCCGCTCTTATGTTTATACATTTTCAAGGTTTTTAGATCCTGAGCGGGCTTGCCCGTGCAGGTGACTTTTTGGTCCCTTGGAAATTGCAATTTAAGTAGGCGGGTGAACGAATTTTTA